TGATCCTGTTAAATTCTCTGTTGTTAATTCACAGACAGGTGCTGCTGGTACAGGTACCTTACCTGCTGGTCTGACTACTTCAGATACATTTTTTGTTGCCTCATATACTGCTGCGACAGGAGCATTAACAGTTTCTGCTACTAATGGTGGTTCTGCTGTTGATATTACAGATACTGGAACTGCTGCTTCTCCAAATGTATTTCAAATAGCTTATGGTGCTCATGAAAGTGTGTCTCAGGTTAGAGAATGGACTTTTGAGATTACTAGAGACGAAATTGATGTAACAACTATTGGAGGAACACCAGGACAGTTTGTTCCATTTAAAAAGTTTATATCAGGTTTTGGTGATGGTTCTGGTTCTGCTACTGTTTACATGACAGATGAGGATACAACTCTTGCTAATAGAATGATTAAGGACGTTTTACAGAGACAGCAGGTAGGTGCCTCATTTAAGCTTTATATAGATCAGGTGTTTACTGGTGGCACTGTCAGCGACACATTAAGTCGTTTTATCAGCTTTGATGCTACATTAACATCTGCTGGATTCAGTGTTAATCCTGACGATCCACAATCAGTAACTGTAGAGTTCAGACCTTCTGCACAGCCAACATTTGATTTGTCTAAATCATAATTAAACAGACGTTTGATTAATTCTAATGTAGTATAGTAATAGATATTTTTAATTTATGGCATCAAACAAGACCATGCGAGCGATTGATCGTTTGCGTAAAGCTGCAAACCTCGAAGCAGTAAGAAAAGAAGTCACATTATCTGATGGAACGGTCTTTGAGATGTGGGTAACACCCCTGACTCTTGCTGAAAGAGAAAGAGCATTGAGAATGGCTAAGACTGATGACACAAATGAGTTTGCTTTACGTTTGTTATTAACAAAGGCACAAGACGAAAGTGGTGAAAAATTATTTCAGTTAGGTGAAATTGACGTATTAAAAAATGAAATCAGAGATTCTGACTTACAAAAATTAATGTTATGTGTCATACAAGAGGATGAAGAGCCTATTGACCCAAAAGATTAAGTGCTGAACTGCGAAAAGATAACTTAATGATGTTGCAGTTTGGTATAGCAAAAGAGTTGGGAATGAGTTTATCCGATGTTAGAAAAATGACTCTCGAAGAGATATTAGGTTGGAGTGCTTACTTTCAGATATTGAATGAAGATCAGGAAAAAGAAATGCAAAAGATAAAAAGACGTAGGTAAATATCATATTTTGCTTTAATATATAGACAACAGTATGCAATAACTTTGTGGCTAATTACGATGCACTGATAAATTTAAAGATAAAAGGTTTTAATCAGTTAAAAAAAGTAGAAAAAGTAGTAGATAAAATAAATAAACCTGTAGCAAGTGTAAATAGGGTATCAAGAGCAGAACAGAAGATAACTAAGGATAAAGAAGCTCAAAAAGCAGCAATGATAGAAACCCGCAGGGTAGGGGATGAAATTCAAAGAAATGTAGATAGAGGATTAAAACTTAGCAAAGCACAGAGAGCAGTTGATAGATCTGCTTTAGCTAATCAAAAGGGTGAGTTTAAGGTATCAAAGGCTCATTTAAAAGTCGCATTGGATGAACTAAAAATCCAAACTAAAATTACCGAACAGTTAAGTAAACAAAGTGCTGCAAGAGCAAAATCTATGCTCGGTGGTCCTTTTATAAGTTCAGGAATATCATCTTCTAGGTTTGGCAGCACTAGACAACCAGGGTCACCTCGATTTATAGCCAGTAGAGCGGGAATGATACAAGGGCCAGCCGATCCCCCTTATGCAAAAGGAATGTTTGGTGCATCTCCTATTGGAGGCTCTAAGTTTATGTTTGGGTCGCCAGCACAAGTGGCTTTTGCTGGTTCAGGTATGGGAAGATCCCCCGTAAGAGGTACCAAATTGCAGTTTGGTTCTCCCGCTTTTTTTGAAAATGCAGCAAAAATAGGAGGAGCAAGATCACCTTTACTAGGTTCTAAAACTACCTTTGGCTCTCCTGCATTTTTTGAAAATGCTGCAAAAATTGGAGGGGCAAGATCACCTCTACTTGGATCTAAAACTACTTTTGGTTCTCCTAAGTTTTTTGAAGCAGGTGCTAAAACAGGTGGAGCACAATCACCTTTATTAGGAAGCAAGGATTTAGTAGGTTCTCCTAAATATTACGAAGCAGTAAATAAAGAAGCTAAAAAAGTAGCTGCAATGAAAGGTAACGTATTACCTGTAAGCGGTATGAAGCATATAGTAGGTTCTCCAGAATATTTAAAAGAACAAGCTAGGAAGGCTAAATTACTTGGGGGTGGTCCTACAGGTTTTTCAGCAACACAATATGGTCCACAGCAATCTCTTAGTACATTACAAGGGCCACGAATGGCTGGTCAAGCTGGACCTGCTTTTGATTTAACAGGACAAAGTTCTCCCCTTAATTTCGGAAGACGAGGTGAACTTTTAAGAGGTAGAGCAGGCACGAATAGATTTAGCCCTAAAAATTTAGCAAGACGATTTGATAAATCAAGTGCGTTAATTAGTGGTGCGTTTCCTCTGTTATTTGGGCAAGGTCCAATAGGTGCTGCTGCTGGTGCATTAGGTGGTGGTATCGGTGGAATGTTTGGAACTATGGGCGGTTTTGCTGGAGGTATTGCTGCAACTGCTATTGTTCAACAGATTCAGTCTGCAATAACTGCAATTGGTGAATTAGGTAAAGCACTTGGACCCTTTTCACAAAATACTCAGGCAATTACAACATCTTTAGGTTTACAGGGATCTGCTCAACAAGCACAAATACAATTAATAGAACAGGTAGAAGGTAAGACCGCAGCTTTTAATGCTGCAATGAAGTTTATGTCGAATCAAATTGGTGAGGCAGGTGTAAATTCGTTAAAAAGATTCGGAGAAAATTCTAGATTAATAACGGCTTCAATGACATTGGCAGCAACAAAATTACAGGCATTTGGAGCTTCAATATTAAATTTTCTTTTAAAAGTTTCAGGTGCTGAACGAGCATTAAGAAAAGCGGATCAAGAGCGAACTGTCGCTTTTGCAGCTTCTAGGGGAAACAAAGAAGCACAGGCTATACAGGCTGAACAAAAAAGAATTAACAATATGGAAAAAGTGGACCGATTAGTTGCTGCACCTTCGGGTGGGTTACTTCCTACGGTTTACGCTACAAAAGTTAAAAGTCCAGAAGCTGAAAGAGATCAAATGAATTTAGATAAAAGAAGAGAAGCTTTTGCTATTGGTGAAAAAGAACGAGTTAGAATGGGTCAAATTAACAGTGAACAGCAAACTCTTACTAGAACATTGGAAGAACAGTTTGCCTTGCGTGAAAAAACTCTTAGATTTGTCTCACAGGGAGAATCACAAGCTTTAGCTGAAAAATTAGCAAAAAATGAATTAATAAATGACAAAGCAACAGAGAATCTTAAAATAAGGCAATCACAAATAAAAGATCAGTTAGACGGTATAGATAAACAGATAGAATTAGGAAAGAAAACTCAAAAAGACAAGGATGCATTGATAATACAGGAAAAAACAATTAAAGATTTAATAGAAGGTCAAGGAAAGGCTTTAGCAGACAATAACGACAAGACTAGACAATTACATGATGAGACTAAAAAAATAAAAATTACAAGACAGGAAATAGCGGATTTACTGGCAAATGAAACTACTAATGCTGTTATGGGTCTTATAGATGGAACAAGAACATTAGGCGAAGCTTTAGCAAGTGTTGCTAAATCATTTGCGCGTATGTTTCTTAACGCTGGTTTTCAAAATATGTTTAATAGTTTGATTGTTAAACAAGAGCAGGGTGGTTACAACAGAGCAGGTAGTTTTAAAGCTTTTCAATACGGTGGAGTCGTCAGTTCTCCTACCCTCGGAATGATTGGTGAAGGTGGTGAACCAGAATACGTTATCCCGTCCTCCAAGATGTCTGGAGCGATGGCTAGGTATTCTGCAGGTGCCAG